AATAATAAGGTTAAAGCCATATGAATATATTACCTTCTATTGCTAATAAATAAAAGAGCGGGTCAAACTAATCTACTCAACCTCTATAGGTGTCTTCAATTAGTTCAACCCTAATTTAAAAATCGGTGGTTCTACTATGACATATAAGAATTATAACGAAGCGTACTTCTTCGTTGGTGTCTTCAAACCACCTAAATTATAAACCATCAAGTCTCGCCACGCATCGTATTTTAACTTGTATCTTAGCCTACCCTTATTTGGGGAGCTTATCCCCCTGCTTTGTAGGTAGTTTATAACCTAGTTATAGGTTAGTTAAATTGTATAAGGATGTAAAGTATTATTTTACGAGGTTTCTGAATCACCTTCTATGATAGTGCCCATTGGTAATATACCTCCAGTCTCATAGTAAAGTTCTTTTAAACGGTCTAGTATTTGTTCTTTATCCATAGTCTCTACTTTATTCACTACTAGCTCACTACGGTTAATGTATAATCCTGCTGCTTTACCTCTAGCTACTTCTGCAGTAACGGCAGCAGACCACGCTCCATTACGCATAGCTCCCTCACGTATGTCTTTTAAATCTGTAAGGTGAGTAGATAAATCAAGTTCTACTTTTTTGGCTGCTTTTTTCTGTAAGGCTTGTATACGTTGGCTTACTAAAGGGTTGGCTTTACTGTCGAGCATACTGCCTGCTCTAGCTGCATTCTTTTCGCTATAACCTGCTTTTTGTGCTGCGTCTTTTTTGCTCATACCCTTAGCTACGTTTTGTGCGTATTTTTCTTGACGTGGAGTTAATTTCTTTTTTGCCATCCCCAACCCTTCATACTTAACATAAATTTACCTGCGGTATCCCTCAAGTTTTCAGGTACTTCTTTAAGCCTGTGATATCTTTGTGTGCTAGAGTACTCACCTTTATTTTCTTTTATAGCTTCATGCATAATTATTAAAGCGTCGTAAACTCTTTTATTCTCATGTTCACGCCTAGCTTCTTTATCACGTTCTTCAAACTGCTCTGCTAAACCAAGTATACCATGATCCACACGGTAATCGTTACTACGGTCAATAATATTAATATCATCTAGGTGCACTCCTAAAAATTGTTTACGTAATCCTTCATATACTTTACCGTCTTCTGATACTTTAGGTCTACCTACTTGATACGGACTTTTAGATGGGTTACATTTTTCACAAACAACTATACCTTCTTTTCTGTACCTGTAACCTATTTTACCCTTACAGCGTACACATCTAGTATTATCTGTATTTTCTATAGTCTCCATACTCTTAACTTACGTTCATCGTCACTGTCTTCTATTCTAGTAGTATACTCAAAGTTGTGTCTACTAGCGTATCTGCTTAAAGCTATACGTATTCTTTGTATTTCAGCACCATCCTCTACTGGGTAGCCAATACTATGACCACTTTCTTTTAATAAATAAAAATCATATTTATTATTGTATAAACGTGTTTCTGGTAACGGTATATCCGTTTCTAATTTATGCATTATTTATTGTCTCTCCTATCTAAAAACTGTTTAATAAACTCTCTATAGTTTCTAGCTTTACTAGAATATATGGCTTGTACTTCTTCAAAGTCTGGGTGAGAATCATCACACTTTAAACCTTTAGAGTTTATTTCTTTTATGCGTTTTTCTTTCCACTTAGGTTCTACGCTTTTATTACTTAACATATACTTTACTATACCTATATTCGGTATTGATGTAAAATCTTTTTAATGAAGTCTTTCTGGTACTACCTTAATTCTTACAAAGTGAAAGGTGCTTTTCATGGTGGTGTTGGTTATGGCTTGTAGCATGGTTGATAATAACTCTGTTGAGTGTTCTGCTAACCATTCATGTACGTCATCGGTGGCTATGTATAACATGTGTTCTTTATTGACTTGTAATTCTAGTCTATATGGATGGAACTTGCCCGTAAACTCTGGGTCAAAGTATTTTATTTCCCATATAGTTTCGTACTTACTTGTATTTCTTTTTACCATCTACTGTTTTATACGCCTTGATATAACCTAACTTTATATCATATTTGATGTCATTGATATCTAATTCAGTGAACTTTAATATATTGGCTATAGTAGGCTCACCTTTATTAACATCAACATAGTTAGTAAGTCTATTTTTTATATTTTGACTTAAAGGGTTTTTATCAGTACGTTCTATTAACCAATCAGTATCCCAAGGGTCACGACCACGGACAGTTTTACAGTGGTTATTGGGTTTAGGTATATCTATCTTCTTAGTTTGAAATATGTTTTTCATATCGGTGTCCTCCATACAGACCGCTTTTTTATAACCTAAATTATATAGCTTTATTTGTGCTTCTTTATGACTATCAAAACTTTTTACCTTTCTTTTTACAAGGGTGTTGTATATCTTTAAATACTGTTTAAGCGTATCTCCAGGAGCCATTACGTTAGGGTCACCCACAAATATACCACCGCCTTTGAGCTTGTGCATCTCGGACATGGTGTGTTTTATAACTCTTTTGTAGGTTTCGTCAGTGAAGTATATAAAATTTATTTCCGCCATGAATCGTATATCAATAACCCTAATAAGCTCAGTGTTAACACTACACCAAAAGTAACAACACTAGCCAAAAGTACATCTAACAACATTTAAAAAAACTCCTCATAATTAACCGTAGCCTCTCCCCAGCTGTTACCTATTTCTGCGTCAACTAAGTTAGGCACTTTTATTTTTACACAATCAGACATAATTTGTATTATCTCTTCACATTGTTTTTTATCAGCTACGGATATATCTAGTTCATCATGTACTTGTGTGTGAGGTAGGTAACCCTCTTTATATAAATCAACCATGGCTTTTTTAGTCATGTCTGCTGCTGACCCTTGTATTAATCTATTCATAGCTTTATATGTAAAAGCACGTTTAACTTTTTCACCGTAACGCTCTACTGCTTCTTCATACGGGTACGGAGTTTTACGTTCAAAGGTGGGCTCAAATAAATTAAACCTGCACTTACGACCTAGTAACGTAACAATATAACCTCTATTACTACCTAACCTAGCACACTGGTCACGTAGTCCACGGATAAAAGGAACTCTACTGTGGTAGGTTTCAAATAACTCTTCAGCTTCTAACGGTGATATACCTAGCTGACTTATAAGCTTGTCTTTACCCATACCGTAGCTTAGTCCTAAATTAATAACCTTAGCTTCCTTACGGCTTATATTAGCCATATCTGCTACTATTTGGTGAAAGTCTGCGTTTTTATTTCTATACGCATCTACCGCATCGTCAGCACCTTTTTGTTGTGTTGCAGCTGAATAGTGTACAGTAAGTCTAGGCTCTTGTTGTGAGTAATCAAAACATCCCCAATAATGATCTTTTTCAGGTACAAACACACTACGAACTAAAGGTCCAATCATATCGTGTCTAGCTGGTACTTGTTGTAAGTTAGGGTTAGAGCTACTAAATCTACCCGTGACTGTACCGCCAGTATCACTACGTAACGGGTGTAGTTCACCATGTATTCTACCGTTTACGCTATGTTCTAATATCATCTTATCTATAAAAGTAGTTCTAGCTTTATTGAGTTTACGTGCTCTACCTATGTCTTTAGCTAATTTACTGTCATGACTTTCTAACCAAGCTGAAGTAAAACTAGGTGCGTTGAGTTTAGGGCTACGTGGATAACTTAACCCAGCTCTGTCAAACACTGTAGCAACAGAAGCTGCAGCCCACAGGTCAGGGTAAACTCCATGTTCTTTTTTAATATTGGTTAATATATTTACTTCCTCTTTCTTTAATTGTTTACCCACCTTTTCAGCTTTATCTAAATCTACTGGTACACCCTTATATCTCATCTCTAGTAGTATCGGTATGAGACTAGTTTCTAATTCATATATAGCTTCAACGTTTTCTAACCTTAATAGTTCCTTAAATATCCCCCATAGTTTTAGGGTAAGTGCTGCATCTTGTTCAGCGTACACACCTACATACCTAGCTGGCAGTTTCCACATATCTTTTTTAGGGTCAAGTCCGTAAGCGGATGCTGCATCTTTTAATAAACTCTCATCTTTTACCTCGCCCACATATCTTTCCCCTAGTTTATTTAACGAATAACCGTATTGATTCTCATCTATAAGAGGTGCCGCAAACATGGTATCGTGTACCTTACCGTTTACTTCTATCCCCATGCGTTTTAGCCAACCTAAATCATATAAAGAGTTATGAAATATTTTATCGTTATTGTAAGATAGTTGTTTAGTTAACCACCTTTTTATTAACCCTTCATCTAGGTTACCACCACCC